CTCATCGTTTGCTCAGGGTGCAATAGGCGAGACTTCGCTTAGTAAAACCCGGTTTCCACCAGAAGGATGCTTAACAGTGTGACCCCCGCTGTTGAATTGGCATTTATGCCAGCTTAAAGCGCAACCACCGACGCACTCTCTGGGTGGTTAGTCCAGACGGTTGCGTATACCGGGTATGACTGACATCGACCTAGGGGTAGGTGCTCACCGTCACCATTTTCTCAGATCGAACCCCACTGAACGCACTCAGCCTACCTGCCTAACCAAGATGCTAGGTTATCGCGTCTGTGCGCCAGCTCAATTATCATCTTAGAGCTAGAGTGTTATTTGTTTATCGCAGGAACACACTGCTTTTCTTTCCACATCAGCCAAGTGAGACCAAATAGGGGGCAATCCGCACGATTGACGCTGAACACGTCGCACATGCAGGATTGTAATCCATGATGACTGTCTCACCAGGGTCAGCAGTCACAAAGAACACACCAATATAGGTATCACCAGCAGCGTTACCGATGGCGGTTGAATTAACAACCGTAGCCGTACCGGTCACCGTTGGGAAGGTGTCTGTGAAAGTCGTACCCGCAAGGCGGATAGTCATAATGAATTGCCCGGCTTGGTTAAAAGTCAGGGTGGCGCCACTAGCCGACACGCTCAAACCACCTGTGACAGTGGGAGCCGTACCAAGGTACGCAGTGTCGGAAATGGAACCACCACCCACGACTTTCGCACTCAAACCGAGCCCAGGGCCCTCAGCTGGCAGCTGCGGAACGAAGAACTCGACGTCATACTCAACCCAGAGTTTCCCCCAGGCGACAGCCGTCCCGTCCGTCGTGCACACGAAAAGGTTTCCCCCGTCATATGTCTTAATGTCAAGATTACTAGCCAAGGTCCCAGTGCGGACGAACTTCCGATTACTCGGTTCCATCAACGCAGTGGGATCCAATGTGCAAGTGACCTCAACCACCCAAGGAGCTTCCTCGATGACGTCACGGTAAGCCGATGCAATCTGCTCAGACGACGGCGCGCTATCCGCAGCGTCGTAATCCGGCACAAGCATCAACGAACCGGGCGTTGTCGTACCAGTGCGGGTATAGTAGCAGAAACGTAGACTGCGCCACGCATACTGTTCCCATGAAGCCGCCTGTGTACTTAACCAGGGGAAACTCGTTGAGAGCCCAGGATTTAGAGCAAAAGTTTTCGCAACAGTAAAGTTTGCGCTACCAGTGATCGATGCAATCAACTCACGGTGCACAATTCTTACGCCACGAGCGCTTCGCCCAAGGATTTGGGGTTCCCCGGACCGCTGGCCCTTCGCGTATGCAACAGCAGCAGACTGAGAGGCCAATGCCAAGCTGGGCAAATTCCCGCTCAAAGCATAAGCTTCCATCCGCGCGTTGCGCACGTTCCGAGCACGACGGCGCCGGGCTCGTTTACCTTTACCAGGCCCTTGAGCTTGGGGCCCGAACACAGACATGGGATTGCTCCCAGCCGGTGCGGTCATCGCCCTCTTAAGGGCGGCGGCACGTTTCTTAGCAGCTGATCGCGCCATTTCCAAAGCCGGATTTTCCCTGCTCCTGCCACGCTCGGGAAATGGTCGCGCAACAATCACCAATACGTGGAGAATGTCGATACTCAAACTTGAATTGCTCAACACGTTCTGCGTCAAGCGGCGCGCTCAAGAGTCGGAACAAACCCTTAGCCCAATTTAATGGGATCGCGACGCCATCAACGAATCTATGCGAGCAAAACTCGAAAGAGTCACCACATCTGCGAAACATCTTTACCTTAATGCCAAGGCTCTTATAACGCTCTACAGCATTAGGGGTCCATGTTTCCAAAGAATCATCGCCCATAGCAATGGCCCACGAGGCACCAATGAGATAGGCTACCATCACCCGCATCCGAGAATTACTCGAGGATGTAAGGTAAGAGCCAGATTTCATCACGCCAGGTACACTTTGCTTGAACAACTTTCCATCAGATGTGGCGAACACCGACCTGGCCAAGCACCAGATACGATTTCGCAATATTCTTGCGAAACTTGAAGTGGGAGCCGCGCCACATAACAAAATGCGCGCCTCTGCCTCCATTTCAAACATCCACCACTTGACCGACCAGTCCCAACCAGAGACATCAGCCTCCGCCGCCGACTCTAGAAAAGGGGAGACAGAAGAGAACAACGCTTTCGCTTGCTCATCTAAGCTCAACCCGATTCCTGGTTTTGACGGACAGTCGACCCATCGGTCGATCTCAGCCTCGTTCTGCACGTGGCACAACAGTCTTTCGACTATCTCACTTCGCACAGAACAGCTTGAAATCAACCGGTGTCGCCCCTCGCTGGACTTCTCCAACGTATGCGGTTCTTGCTTCACAAACAATCTGACGGGGTCGTCAAACCCATTGTCAACCAACCACTGTGGATCAGCAGCTTCGGGAATTTGTGACAACTCAACCGAATCAAGCTTATCCAACATCTCCACAACAGCGTCAGCCAATAGACTCCCATGCTGCTCACACAGCAGGCCCTTCGTTGGCGCAATTGCAGCCCAAGGCAGCCCAGGGGATCCAACTTTATTCAAGAAAGGATACATACCCTTGACCACCTCAGGGGTGACAGTGTGCTTGGATCCTGCAAAGCGGGACGGCACCCTTGTCCGAGGGTACTGCTCCACAACTTTAGCAAGGACACGCTGGCGCTCTTCAACGCCAGGCACAACACCGACATCATGTCTCTCCCCCTGCAACAACAAACTCACCTCCTCAGCACGCCCACCACGCACAGGCCACACATATCCACGCAGCTCATCATGCACGTTCATTGCGCGCTTGAGAGCTTCTGAGATCGGTTTCTGCGCCGGCGGGCCGCCTTGGATGGCATGGCCCCAGCCACACCTGACGAGCCCGATGCCACCTCCGGGCCGGTCGTTCTGCTCAAACCACCGGATCCTCCCGAAGTTTCGCAGGGTTTCGCCGATGCCAGATCCTGCGACTTCTGGCCCAGCCGAAAAGATTGAGCAAAGCTTCCAAATCTAATGGCGGGTTGCACCGGCTCTGCCATCGGTGAGGATGGTGGCGTTGGTGCAACGGGACCAGTTGTCGCCTGGCTAGGCGAGCCCTGCGGGGGGGCACAACCAATGAGCCCACTCTCAAACCCCTCGTCATCTTCTTCTTCCTCAATATCAGCCCATGAGCGCCCAACGAATTTATACTCCTCCAGTTGCACACTGAAGGCGGCTCCGTTGGGACTCGACATGAAACGCATGTCTACTTCACCAACGAGCACTCGCGGGCCCCGAAGGGCGGATGGTAGATTCGGATCGTGCACCCCGCCCCAGTCGCTGACATTGTCCAACTCCTTCCCAGATTCAACTGGAAGGTCATCTTCAAACTCGGCATACCGCTGGCGGTACATCTCGACCGAGGAAGCAGCTGAACTGGTTTCGCTCACCTCATCCTCAATTAAGAAGTTGAGGGCTACTCCCTTATTCTGGCCCTTCGCCTGGATCGAACCACAATGCACTCCAATAACACCACGGGACGAGAGGATGGGGCCTCCCGAATCTCCAGGCATCGTGGACGCATTATGTTGAAACACGAAAAGTTGGCCGGTTGGGCGAACTACACCAGTGGAGGAACAGGTACGCCCCAGTTCATCGTGACCAAACACGGTTACTGAGTCTCCCACCCGAGGGCGCGACAACTTCGCGGTTTTAACACCGAGAATAGCCCACACTCCCGCCGGAATTTCCACACCGATGCAGTCCAAGTCCGCGCTGTCAACAGACATCCGCCAAGATCTATCGAGTTTAACCTCGCGATTGGTGTTTGTCTGGATGGCAACGGACTCATACCCTGCAGCCTTCTTTAGAACATGACGACTGGTGATCAAGCGAGTGCCACACCTAAAGCCCAGACCCAGCACCACCCCATCAACCACGATCTTAACGACGTAGCTGGGGAGGGGCGCCTCTCTTTTCGGGTGGCCAGCAACCGCCATCTCCAACTCCGAGCGTTTTGCCTTGCCCAGAGGTGGGGGTAAAGTTGTGGCCATCAACAAATTGAGATCTGAAGCTTTGACATAGGTTGTAACACCATTCACCTCGATCACCAAGAGAAGACCCTCGCCCTCGACACACACAATATCAGAGGCGCGGATCACCCGGGGCTTGAGAGGAGTGGCGTCTCCGACCAATTTCTCAGCCTCCGCCAACTCTCTAGCCCATTTTCGTCTTTGGTGCAAAACAACTACTGGCCAAATGACACAAAGCTCCACAATCCTACGGGCCATGTACCATGCAGTGTAAACCAAACCACCCAGAGAAAGGGCAGCCACAATGACAAGACCGGATAAATCGACGGCGGCCGAAGCAGCACCGGCGAAAAGCATCAGCCATGACCAGGCTTCCCCCTTACTCTGAGCAAGCGAGGCGAACACAGCGCCATGCAACAAACCAAAGGCCTCACTCAAG